CTGTTGGGATACCAAAGTTAATGGTCCATGGAAACCAATCGGTTGTTAATTAAGGAGTGTATATGAGTGTGTATAAAAAACTGCAACAGGCTAGGATGTTGCTACAAGGAACAAAGTTATCAAAATCAGGCAAGAATAAGTTTGCTGGCTATGAATACTTTGAGTTAGGCGATTTTCTTCCAGCGATTCAGAAGATCTGCAATGACATAGGACTTTGCGGTGTAGTGTCATTTAACCATGAGATGGCGTTCCTACAGATTAACGATGTAGAGGATGGCACATCCATCATGTTTACTTCGCCAATGTCTTCTGCTGCCCTCAAAGGTTGCCATGATGTACAGAACCTAGGTGCGGTGCAGACATATCTGCGTAGGTATCTGTGGACTAATGCCTTTGAGATCGTGGAGCATGACGCCTTGGATGCCACCATGGGAGCATCTGAGCCAGTGGCTAAGACTGCTCCAAAGGCAGAGCCAAAGCCTGAACCCAAGAAAGCTGACCCCAAGCCAATCACTGGTGAGAAGGGTGAGTGGCAGATCGTAGCACCAGGAAAACCAGGCGATAACGCAGAGGACTGGCTTGAGTTAATCAAGACTACCTCGCACCAGTTGCTCGATCTTACTGAGAACGAGGAAGATGTCATGTTGATTTTCAAGAAGAACAAGGTGTTGTTTGACACTGTCAAAGCTACCGATGCCACATTCTTCAAGGAAATGATGGGCAAGTTTACTGCCAAGAAAAACGAATTTACTAAGGAGGAAGCGTAATGGCATTTGTACCAAAACCCAATACAGGCACACTGTGGCCTAACGATAAGAAGAAGACCGATAGCCACCCTGATGTACGGGGTGACTTGAATCTTGATCGGTCTTTCCTAAAAGATATGCTTGCCAAAACGGATGATGACCTTATCAAGGTCTCAATAGCGGGATGGAAGAAAGAGATCAATGGCAAGAAGACTTTGTCAATCTCTGCTTCTGAGCCATATGTCAAGCCTGTTGATAACGACTTACCTTACTAGGAGCAGTCATGGGACGAACTAAAAAGATATACACCTTTGATGATATCAACGCTGAATCTGAGCGATTTGCAAACTCTGCCAAACAGAAAATTAGTCTGTACAAAGAGTCTCAGCTTCAATCTTTACATGACACCATTGATGTTAAAGATGTTCAGATTGCGGAGTTAAACCACCAAATCGTTGGTTACAAGGCGGTGATCTCTTATCTTGAACACCAGTTAGGACTTGGAAAGAGTCAATGAAAACGCTTAACTTTGAGGGGGTCAAGGTTGCCCTCAAACAAGATAAGACGGGTTATGTTCTAACCCTATCCATGCACCCAGACGATATCCCAGAAGATCTTCTTCGGGATTTTGTCGGGGCTAGGTATCAGGTAGTTATGGTTAGGATAGGCGGGGATGAAAGCCCGATGGATCGACAGGCTGAGTTTGAAGGCGATAAGTCTATCCGTATGGCTGGCTTACTTTGCCGAGACCCTAAGTTCTGGAAGTTCTTGTTTGATGATTCTCAGATCTTTGAAGAGGATGAGGAGTCATGCACCGAGTGGTTGCGTGATTACCTAGCCGTTCAATCTAGGTCTGAGCTAAAAACCAATGAAGAAGCACGTAAACGATTAGACAAAATATATAGGGAATATAAAGAATGGGCGCAAAAAACTTAGTGCCATACTCGGTATACATTCCAGTAGAGATGCATGCAAAGCTGAAAGAGGCAGCCAGAACCCGCAAGGCTTCTGTGCTAATTCGGGATGCCATAACCATGATTATTGAAGGCAATGAAGCGTACACCAGTGGGTATAACAAAGCCCTTAAGGATGCATCGCAATTAGTCTACGACTGTGAAGAAGCCCAGATGGTAGCCATAAAAGGGAAAGACCTTGGCTCGATCTTGACTGACAGGATTGAATCGCTGGAGATTAAGAAATGACCGATCAAGATAAAGAATACCTAGAGTCTCTCTATGCAGGATTTGCCATGATTGGCTTTTTAATGAATGGGAATTATTCTGTAGAGGAAATACCCAGCAGATCTAAATCTCTGGCAAAAGCTATGATTGAACCAGAGGTTACTGTTGGGTTGCCAGCCATTAAAAGGAAGCGTACAAAATGATAGTCACTGTTCTTAATATGTTTGCCCTGTTCGTGGCTACCTGTGCGGTGCTGATCTTTGCCGTAGTCTTTGCGTTCTTCTTGTTCATTATGTATGCCTGTATACACATTGGCTGGAGAGAGATTAAAGGGATGCCGTTGTCTGAACTATGGAATAGGATTCAGAAATGAGAAAGGTAAGCATACGAACAGTTGAAAATACTATTGGGCTGGCACGTAGTGTTGCTAATGGAACAACCAAATTTCCGTTTATGGGTTATTGCGCAGACCTGATGGAAAAAATGTTAGAAGAGATTAAACAAGCAAGAAAGGCACAAGAGAAATGACATTCTTAGTTGCTAACATACCCCCCGTTAAATGCTTTGTGCGTAAAGAGTTTCTTTATAACCACGAGAAGGGGCATGGAGAACTAGAGCCATGTGTATGGATGACTGCTAAGGCAATCAAGGGTCAAGCGTTTCGTATCGAGTCAATGCTGACCAACTACGGGGCGTTGTACGACAAGCTACCAATCCATGCCTATGTATGGAAAGAGGTAGCCGAGCCGTTGCCGTTAGACCACCTACAGATATGGGACTGCCTGTCTTACGACATGGCGGTGATTGAGAAGTCAAACTTACGGGGTTTGAAGGTTAAGTTCTTTGGCAAGGACAAACAGTTTCACTTTGGTAACTACCTGTTCACCATAGACTTTTCCTCGCCCGAATCTAACAGACTAGATACTAGCTTTTCAGAGGGTGTTGAAGAGCATAAGAGCTATAACTTTATCCGTTTAGATAACGGGCAGTTTGCCTGCCAGCCCAATAACCGATGCCTTTGGTACGATGTATCACTAGTACCTGCTGTGTTAAAGACTCCCGACTTTAAAATACCCACCGAAGTATATAGTGTTGAGAACCACGCTAAGTGGAGTGCAAAGGACGAATGGTTTTATAACTTTGAGGAGATTAAAACATGACAACTTTTACAACTGAAGATAGACAGAACTCATCGCCCCCACACATTGTGAATACAGGCGCTAGTTATGAACCTATCCCATTTGCTGGTCTGGTAGCCCTACAGGACAAGGAAGACACCGAACAGATGCTCCGAGAGCAACTGCATGTTGTTCAGGCTGAGTGCCAAAGACTCCAAGCCATATTAAGACAAGCTGGGATCCCGTATTAATATGAACAGAATGGAAGAAGAGTTCAACCAGTGGGCTATAAATAATATAGAGCCATGGCCTCATCCCCAAAAGATCCTACAAAATTATTGGATCGTCTGGCAAGCAGCGTGGAATCGAGCATACAATGTATCCTCTAGTGTGAGGATTGATGAAGATGATAACGGGCGATGTTAATAAAACAACTGGGTTTCAGGCAGAGTTAACCCACGAAGAGATAGCCAAGGAGATGGGTATATCCCGTGCCTATGTATCCCATTTGGAAAAGACCGCCTTGGAAAAGATTAGGATAGCTTTACGAGCTCGCTATGACGTTTATGCCCCAGATGATCTTCTATGATTTTGGAAAAAGGTTTAAATAGAAAAGAAAATTGGCAAATCCAAGAAGATGGCATGAACCAGTCCAAAGCGAGGACTGATCTTATGAATCTACTTAACTTGGATATTGTCACCCAAGAACCCATGAGCATCTGGGACTGGGAGTTCTTTCGTGGCAATAGACTTGTAGCGATTGGCGAATACCGCAGACGATTTAATAACTTTGGAACTTTCCCAGATTTTCAGTTTAGCCAGAAGAAGTTCAAAATCATGATGGCAGAGGGTCAGCGCCATGGCGTTCCAGCCTTGATGTTTGTGGAGTTTGATGATCTTTACCTTTATTTTGTGATTGAAGGTAACCCAGAGGTCAAAATTATGCGTAGAAACCATGAGGTTAGGACTGAACCTTGCGTTGTAATACCAAATGACCAGTTTAAATATGTATATCATTTGGATCTATGACCATCTACCGCAACAAGAAGCTCCTAGAATCCGTTAGAACCAGCCCATGCCAGAACTGTGGCAAACAAGACGGAACAGTCTGCGCTGCACATTCCAACCAACTTCGTGACGGAAAAGGGAGATCCCTCAAGTCCCACGATTTCCGCATCGCAGCATTATGTTTTCGGTGTCATTCCAATCTAGATCAGGGCTACCAGATGAGCAAGGAAGAACGTACCGAGCTTTGGGAAGAAGCACACCGCAAGACCATAGGCTGGCTGTTTGAGAACGGTTTTGTTGATACCAAATAGATGCCTTAGGATGACTATGGATGCCTATGAATGCCCTTGGAACACAATATGTTGACGTTTATTCCTCTCATGTGGTACATTTAGTACGTCAGCCCACACTCTGACAGCCGTCACCTCTGATCGTTTACCTAGCAGTTAACTGTCTAGACGGCAAGCCCTCGGTGAACACACTCACCTCAAAACCCCCAGACTAATCCTCTGGGGGTTTTTCTTTTACAAAGTTGTTGCAAATTTATTTCTGTTGGTTTAATCTATCCACTTAACTGCTAGGAGTACGGTCAGAGATCAAACAAATCTCTGATACAAATTAATCGCCTTCATTGGCGTGTTTTTGTCCACTATACGTGGCGTACTCCTAGCGGATGATACAGTGCATTGGTCGGATTCTTTAACGACAGCGATGCACCTAAGAACCCCTACTGTGGGATTAGATCTGAAACAGGGGAAAGGATGGCGAAGCCAGAGTCCTAGATCGAACGTCTGGCGGGTGCTGTGGCTCCGAAAAGCAACAGTTGAAGGCAACCTAGGATAGGCTAGGTGCGTTCACCAAAAAGCAACTCTTCTTACTTAACTGTATTACTTACTTAACTGTACTAACAACTTGCATAGGTATAAATATTCCCATAGAATGAACATTCAAACTGCTAGGAGAACCATGAAATCTGATTCCATGACTGATCGGATAGTCGAATATATTCGCCAAGAAAAAGTAGCAACCACTGATCGTATTGCTAGTCTTACCAAGTTAAACAAAGCTACCGCAGCTGGTCTTTTAACCCACCTGAGAAAGACCAACAAGATTGTAGGTGGAGAGGGCTTATGGGCTTTAAACAATACCGATTTGAATCAAGCCAATAAGATTATGCAAAACAAACAAACCAGCGTTCCTGATATGACAATCATCATGAACCGCATGGTCACAACAGGTAAATAACATGAAGAAAATTAATTTATTAACTATCCGTATTGATGGTGGGACACAGGCCCGTGTTCAACTAAACCAAGATGTAGTCAAAGAATATGCCGAAAAGATGCGTGATGGGGAGATATTCCCAGCCGTAACAGTGTTCCATGATGGCTCAGAGTATTGGCTGGCTGATGGATTCCACAGATACTTTGCTACCAAAGCCAACGGCACAACCAGCATTGAAGCTGATGTAAAGACAGGCACTCTGGATGATGCCATCCTGTTTGCGTTCTCCGCCAATGGTAGGCGTGGCCTATCGATGTCAGCCGAGGACAACCGCAAGATTATTATGGCTATGCTAAAGCATCCAGAATGGTCAAAGTGGTCAATGGCTGAGATTGCCAAGCATGTTGGTGTATCTAAGATGACAGTCAGTCGTGTCAAGGCATCGATGGAAACCCCAGAGGGTGAGTCCACAGTCAAGAAATACAAATACAAAGATGAGGTTCGTGAGGTAGACACAGCCAAGACAAAGACCAGAGCACCAACCACCAAGCCAGATGTAACCACGGCTAATCCAACAGCAGAGCTCAATGATCGTATAGGGGAACTTACTGATACCATTAATTCTTTGGCAGAGGAAAATACTCTGCTGAGGGATAAGATTGCGATTGGTCAGTGGGATGCCAGCGAGATTGAGAAGATCGATGCTGAGCAGACAATTAAACATCTGAGAGATCAGATTCGTATGTATGAGATTGATAACAAGGCTTTGCGTGAGAGCAGGGATATGTATCAGAATCGTAATGCGGAGCTGACCAAAACAATTAAGTCATTGACAAACAAACTTAAAAAATTGGAGTCTGTTGAATGAGTGACTATGGAGAGATCTGTATTGCATTAAGAAGCACAGTGCGTGATGCATATGAACTAGCCAATCAAGGTAATATGAAAGAGGCTTTGAATGAAGCAAAGTTTCTTTCAGCGTTGGCTGACCAGCTAGTAGAGTCGTTAAAACAAAAACAGTAGGGCGAAAGCCCAGCCCAAGCCATGGGGGAATCATGGCAGTTAGAGGATAAAAATGAGTTTAGAGTTGCGTGAGCATCAGATGCATGTCATCGATGCATTAAGAGAAGGTTTTAAAGCAGGTCATAGAAGTCAGTTGCTGTATGCCCCAACGGGGTTTGGTAAGACAGAAGTAGCAATCTATCTAATGAAAGCTACGGCTGATAACTACAAGAGAACAGCCATGGTATTAGACAGGATTGTTCTGGTAGATCAGACCAGCTTAAGGCTTACCAAGTATGGCATCAATCACGGGGTATTTCAGGCGGATCATTGGAAGTTTGATAAGCGACAGCGGATCCAAGTATGCTCAGCTCAAACATTGGAAAGACGGGCAGACTTTCTAGATGTTGATCTGTTGATCGTGGACGAGTGTCATATCACCAGGGAACAGACCTCCGAGTTCATTAAAAACAATCCAAAGGTTAAAGTTATAGGTCTAACAGCTACCCCATTTACCAAGGGTCTAGGTGAGCTATATACCAATGTAGTTTGTGGATCAACGACTGAGAGTCTAGTTTTAAACAAGTGGCTAACACCGCTAAAAGTCTATATCGCCAAAGAGATTGATATGACAGGAGTAAAGAAGGTCGCTGGCGAGTGGTCTGCTGATCAAGTAACAGAACGAGGCATGAAGATTACAGGCGATATTGTATCGGAGTGGGAGAAGAAAACCCATGAGGTATTTGGTAAGCCAGCCAAGACGATTGTCTTTTGCTCTGGCGTAGCACACGGGGCAGATCTGGTCGATCAGTTTGCCCAAAGAGGGTATAACTTTGTTTCAATATCCTACAAAGATAATGATGATTTCAAAAAAGCAGCCATCGAGGACTTTGCTAAACCAGATACAGAAATACATGGGCTAATCGCTACGGACATTCTTACCCGTGGATTTGATGTATCCGATGTAATGATTGGAGTATCAGCTAGACCATTCTCCAAATCATTCTCCAGCCATGTGCAACAGATGGGTAGGGTCATGCGAGCCCATGAAGGTAAGGAATTTGCCTTGTGGCTTGATCACTCTGGTAATTTCTTACGCTTTCGGGAGGATTGGGATAAGGTCTATGAGGATGGAGTCGATAGCCTTAAAGATAAGCAGGAGAGAGCTAAGAAAGAACCGACTGAAAAGGTTAAGAAAGAATCTAAGTGCCCATCCTGTGCGTATCTATGGCCTCCCAATACAGACACTTGCCCAGCATGCGGTCATGTTAAAAAGAAAATGAATCTTGTAGATCATGTGGCTGGCGAGTTGCATGAGCTGATCGGCACCAATAAGAACATGCGTAATGAGAAGCAGACCTTTTACTCTGAGCTGATCTACATAGCCAGAGAGAGAAACTACAACCAGCATTGGGCTAGTCATAAGTATCGGGAGAAGTTTGGAGTCTGGCCCAAGGGACTAACCGATCTGGCATTACCACCAACATTAAAGACCATGAATTGGATCAGGCATAAGAACATAGCTTGGGCTAAACGAAGAGATAAGGAAACAGCATGAGGTTTGAGGAGTTTGCAAAACAACACGGGCTAATCATTGATAATGTGATCCCGTTCAAATGGGTATCAACCCCTACTGAGGATCATCCCCGTAAACGCAATGGCAGATACAAATACATGGGTGATGTAGCTTGGGTGCAGAATTGGGCAACCATGGAAAAACCAGCCATGTGGAAAACAGACCAGAAAAATACGCTTTCACCTTACTTTATAAAGGCTAGGGATGATGCCTCTGCCCAGAGAGATCGTCTGGCATCCAAAGCATCAGCGAAAGCTGGCTGGATCATGCACCAGACCCAAGCCAAAGAGCATGCATATCTCAAAGCAAAAGGATTTTTAGATGAGCAGATGCCTGTCTGGGATAACGATGGCACCCCGTTATTGGTCGTTGCCATGCGTAGGGAGGGAAGAATAGTGGGATGCCAGCTCATCAATGACCAAGGGGATAAAAAGTTCCTGTATGGTCAGACCACCAAGGGGGCAACTTTTACCATGGATGCAAAGGGGATTCCCATTCTCTGCGAGGGGCTTGCTACGGGACTCTCGATTCAATCCGTAATGCGAGCCAATAAAATGCGATATACCATCCATGTTTGCTTTTCCGCATCCAACATGAAAGAGGTAAGTCGGCACATCAAGGAGGGGATCATTGTCGCTGACAACGACCCCTCTGGTGTCGGAGAAAGAATCGCCAAAGATACAGGCAAACCTTATTGGCTTAGTGATACAGTCGGTGAAGATTTTAATGACTACCATATGCGAGTCGGCATCTTTAAAGCAAGTCAGTCGCTAAAGAAAACGCTTTTGTCATCCCCCGCAAAAACTTTGCCTCAATCTGCCTGACCCGTTCTCTGGAATAGGCATAGGGTCTGCCACTTTCTTCAAGTGAATGGCCCTTTGACCTTGCCTTGAGAATGACCCAATACTTATCACGATTCTCTGGAGGACTCCTCTCAAAAAGACTATCAAAGATCTTTTTAGGAGGGAAGTCGACCAGCTCTACTGTTGTGCCCGTATATATCGGCACCTTACCGCCAAATAGTTTTAGGTTCATTCGTTTGGATCCACTTCATCAACATCAATCGCTTCCATCTCCCACTCCCTTACATCTTTGTGATGGATTGCATCCATGGCATAGTCCTCTGGATCTTCCCCGTTAGGGACATCGACCTCCACATAAGCAGAGCCCGTAAATTGAATAGTAACTCCGTATCTACGCATGATTCTTTGCCCTTTCTAAATCTTCTAAAAATTCAATAACAGAATCCAAGCAATCGCCAATAGTTGTGTCGGTTCCATCTGCATCTTTGGGTTTGTTTTTGATCTTGTCAGACAGAGCATTGCGTATGTCATACATATCGCATAACGCTGAGCTAATATCATTGGCAATACCATCATTCCAATTTGTATCAGTCATTTTCATCCTCCTCTTGGACTTTTTCCTTAAACCCAACGACACACAAATACACACCTTCGCAATCAGAATCAAACCCAAAACTCTTGGATAGATCATCCCAATCTCTGGGCACAATTTCTGGATCTATATACATCCATCCGCCTTCTGGCAAAAGTGTGTAACCAGCATCTTCAATCTGTTTTTTAGTTATCATTTTCATCCTCCTCTTCGGATATTTTCTTAGGCACTATATCGCTTTGATACTTTAAGGAAATCCAGATGCTGTTGTTTCTCTCTAATTCCCCATTAGCATCTTTGTATACGGGATACGCTGTTACCTTAACTATATCCCCGTGCCCGTCATCCTCGATCCAGACATTGATATCCCAGATAGTGGTTTTGAAATATAGGTCTGGGTCTGGACAGCGGACTGCATTCCACCAATCATCAGAACCATCATATTCATTGTCGATCACAATGTTTGCCTGATACTGAATCTCAGACCGAACCATCCTGACCGCCTGATCATTCATCCAAAAGATGGATTCATTACCGCCAATAGCGGTATTACCAACCATGATAGTCATTTTTTCCCCCTAAAAATTTCAATCACTTTGCAAACAGCAATCACAGCAACCGATAAAACTAGAATTTCACTCAATACATCACTCATACAACCTCCTAGCAGTTAAACGGCTAACATTAGCCCCCAAACCGACCCAGCGGATCGGCTTGAAGATAATGCTATACAGACTCACGACAGTGTTGCATCCATGCCATCAGGATATTTTTAGCCTCCCTTCTATCAAGATCAAACTCAGCCTCCAGATACGCACCAGCACCAAACATATTGGTTTCACCAGAGTCCCGTAATTCATTTAGATATTCAAAATACTCACTCATCTTCTTCCTCCTCCTCTAATTGCCAATCATCACATTCGTAATAGCTCAAAATATCCATGTTCTCTAAAATATCAGCACAAATGTTTTCTTTGAGCCACTTGTTTAGCTCTACTCTGCTGAAATCATCTGGGGGTGTAATTTGCATTCCTTGATCTCCATCTTTGGAGGTGTATTTGCCACAAAATGCCATACCAGACTCAAAGTAATAAGCCTCGACCTGATACCCTTGCTCGGTCAGCTTGTCGTAGATACCAATAGCTGGTGCCCATGCTGTATTGAAATAACAGAAAAGAGATTTGCCCTCATCTGTGATCTGTGGAGCCTCCACTTCCTTGGTATCAATATCCCACTTAACGCCCCAATTCTGGACTCGCCAATCCCACCATGAATCCTCACGGATCGTAGGCTCGTTAGCCAAAATCTTAGCCTTTTCCTCTTCGGTATCGGCAAACTCGGCATTGATCTCTGGGTATGTTTTAGGCACGGGAGTAACCGAGTAATCAGGCTCTGGGTAGATCGCTTTAAAAAACTTTTCATCTTCCCATGCTTTGACCAGCTTTTTAATCATCTTTGGATCATCATGGGTAATAAACAAATTGTTATCGCACCAATTAGGCATTTTCATCCTCCTTTTCAACAAAATTAGTTAAAACAAGGCAAACACTTTGAATAGATGATGCTGGGTAATCTACTCGGAAAGCAGATACTGCTTCATGAGCATCTTCTCCCCCATATTCCACATATTCAGGAGTAGTAGATCCATTAAAAAACTCAATTAAGTAGTATTTGTAATCAAGCATTTTGAACCTCCCCATTAAATTCACAATTAAATTCGTGATCACCATCATTGATGATGTCCGCATCTTTTACTTCGCAAGCAAGGCTATAAGCCTGATAACGATCATCAGCCTCAACCTCAATCGCCTTGGTGTATTTCACCGATACAAAAAACTCATACTTAGGCATCTTCATCCTCCTCAATAAGATCAGCTTCTGCACAAACAAAAATTGGCATAGACTGCAATTCAATATGCCCATTCATATAGGCACCAAGAGCCAGCTCTCTTGCTTCCTCTGCATGGCTGGCTTCTATCTGTCTAGATTCATTTAGAGTAATTAAAACTTGATATTTAGGCATTTTTTTGACCCTCCAAATAGTTTTGAAACTGCTCAATAAAATACGATTTGCTGAGCTGTTTCTCTTCACCCATGGGGGCGATCTGCAACAGCTCTGGGAATGCATCCCTCAACCGCATGGCATTCTTTGGATCAGCATGTAAATAAGCCTGTGCCAAGGAATAAGCAAAATGCCCACGATCCTCGATCAGGAGAGCTGACCGCCTTCCCTGTTCATACTTCTGTGCATCAGTAAACATTAGAAGACCTCCATAGATTGTGAATAGGCATCTTCGTCATACTCTGCCTCCCAGATGGACGGATTGGCTTTATCAATCTCCACCAGCGTATCGCCATCAAAAACAACCTCGCCCACGGACACCTCTTCCAGCTCCTCAGCCGTCATGGTGAAATAAATACGGGGATCGATCCAGCTATCCCAATAAGCCTCGTATGGGACACCAACATCCACGACCCCAATATCAACAGCCATCTCTATGCCATCGTCCCCTTTGACCACGGCAGAGTAGACCTTTACCTCATACTTTTTCATACATAACCTCCTAGCAAGTTATGACCGCCAAATGGCGATCCCAATGCCCCAAAGGGCATCAGGATCACAGCACTTATTTAGACCGATCCCATTCCAGACCAGCAAGACGATGCACCTCTGTAATAAAACTCTGCAATTGATTTGGATCGCCATTATCTAAAAACAGCATCATAAATCCATCTGTTTTACCAACCCAGCGAGATATAAATTGCTCACGATCTAATTGCACTTCGGTGCCAAACATGTTTAAAAATGGTTTTGTTGTCATACCTTTCCCCTAGCAGTTAATGATCATCAAATAATGATCCCTAAGCCCTCCAGAAAGGGCTTAAAGGCATTACTCAAAATCAGATCCGACCTCTACCCCATTTTTGCGAAGTATGGCAATAGCGTGATCGTTAAGGCTCATAACCCCGTCATACTCGGACAGCGACCTTTTGCCGTTACGATCAAACTCAAACCAGAGCCCGATGTGTTCGAACCGATCAATACTCGGTATATCCCATTCAATAAAGCCCGTGTCATCTTTGTTGTAATACAGCTCTAGAGTCGATTCATGCTCGCCTAGATCCCTCTCACCCCATGACCCCTCTAGCTTTAACGGGGATTTCACTACCATTGTGTCGATTAACTCAGCCATTTATAGCCCTCCAAAAATTAGAAATAAAAATACGCTTCTACCTTAACTATTAAAAAAAATAGATCCACTACCCTACACAAACAACAGCACAGCCGAAACAGCGACCCAGACCGCATAAGCACCAGCGACCCAGACCAATAAATTAAACAGCCAATTTAGACGGGGAAACATTTAAACCGCCTCCCGTGATATAGCGACCCCGTAATGGCTCAGGAACCGCACAGCCTCACCATCACCAGCCACAGCCTTAGAAACGAGCTTAGAAAGCTCTGTAATGCTTCTGGATGGGTTAGCGACCCCCAGATGATGCCGAGCAATAGCACGGGGCACGGGGCGAGAGTTAATAAAAAACTGAATCATTAGTAACCCCCTTCACGCTTTCGGTAATACTCCTCATCTGTTGAGTAATACTGCTCAACACGATTACGCCCAGCCAGAACCTTTCCCGACCCCTTACAGACCTCACAACGCATATCGTAAGCCCCGTCCATATAGTCGCTAAATTCCTCGTCTGACCATTCCTCACGATCCGAGCCCGTAATAATGCCGAGGTGCTTAGCGTGTTTGCCGTCGCCCTCACAGTTACAGCAGATCTCCCAATTTTTATGCATTTTTAAACCTCCGCAGATTGTTAAACCAAGAGCCCCAGAGCTGGGGCTTTCGCCTGTATTTCAGAGGCTCATCAGTTGGCTAATTGTTTCTGGATATCCCTTCCCAGCTCGATCCAGCTCTCAGGATGCACCAGACCGAGGGGCGGATAGTCTTCAGGCTTAGACTTTGCGACCTCGGCAGAAAACTGCTCCAGAGCTGTAAGAATCATCAGCGTAGCGAGAGGGTGAGAATTAATAATTTGGGTTAGTTTTTTAGATTTCATGGGATCCCCTTATAGGTTGCGGAAATAATGACCATTTGATTCATAAAAATAGTGGCGAAGCTCGCATTTCCAATAAGCCTCATGATCAAAATAATATTTCACAGTATCGGAAACACCCACAAATAAGCCCGTGTCCTCTGCGTAATTTTCTGCAAAATCTACATCAGATTCATACTCACCAATATAGGAATCTTCTATATTCTGAATGGTTACATCCTCCCAGCTAGAAGCATTGTCAGCATATGCTTCTATCACATCCATATCTAGGTGAGTGCGTTCCAGATCCTCGGCAAAATCCGCCCATTCGGTCATACTGAAAGCATCGCAAGAGCTGGCATAAAAAGGCTTGAGGATCGAGCCCTCATAATCAGCCATCAGGATTTCATCCACAACAGCATTCGGGAATGCAAGCTCCAGAGCCTCCCTCACATCATCCCAGCTTCTGACGGGCAAGAGATCCACCCAGACCCCCTTAGTGGGTATGCCATCGATATAGAAAAAACCAGCGACTCCAGAGCTGGCGGATGGTGAAACAGCCGCATTCAAGCGAGCATTAATTGATTGATCTAAATCCATTTTTAAAAGCTCCTATTCATAACGGGGGCGGACTGCTGGGAACGGCTCAGCCTCGCCCTCATTGATTAAAAAACAATAAACACCCTCACACAGCACCGAATCAATGGATGGGAGCCCGTCATTCATGCGATCAGCCTCACCAGCGATAGAGTCACGATAGGCGATAGCCTCCGCCTTAGTGCTAAATACTTTATTTAAGGGGTGATCCTCTGGGTATCCACAGTCATACCACCAGCCCCCCTCCTCACGCCCACCATAGGCACGATCCAGCTTGAATAAGTGAACAGAAAACATGATTAAACCCTCCTCTAGTTAACGATGTAAAAAACATCCTCAAGCCCTCCACAAAGGGCTTTGAGCTGTTTTCTACTGAGAGGCATCCTCTAGCGTGGTCATAGCATCTTCAATGCTTGAAATGCTCTGCTGGAGGTTATCAATAGCATTCTGGGCGGACTCGCCTTTATCGCCATTCTGGAAGCCCTCGGGCATATTCGAGAAAGCCTCCTCCTCATCATTTAAAACCTCTTCAATCTGGCTTCGCAGATCGTCCAGCTTCTGGCTGATGTCGCTCAATATTTCTCTTCTAGCTTGATTCATAGAACCCCCGTTTTAATAAAAACATAATCAGACGGGGAAACAGCCTCCCCATTTCTTTCATTGAAAACCAGCTTTTTACCATCGTTATAAATGCTCCAGATCTGGCGATCTTCTGATGGCAAAGGCGACCAGAAACAAAGCGTATCGCCTATGTGAACAGCTCCAGCCTTTACCCGTTTAATATCTTGACGCATAGAACCCCCCGATTAATAGCCGTTGGCTCTAGCCCACTTTTCGATGCTATCGATAGTGGTAGAGCTAAGTTTTAAATAATTGCCTTCTGAATCCTCCAGACCATCCAAAGCGAATACCAGCTCCAGCGATCCAGAGTAATCTTTAAAATTCAACCAGCACCCAGAAACCCTATCAGGGCTTGACTCTCCAGCCCCATCTACATCAGTGTCTAGGGTTACTTCAATCCCGTTTATTTTCTTTTCTAGAACCATAAATCCTCCAAAATAATCAATAGTCGAATAGGTATAGATACACCTACCGATAATCTTAAACCATAAACACTTGACAAACAACACCCCCAGAAAATGAAAAGTTAAACCCTGTATTTATAAGGCTCTGGAGCCGATCACTCCCAGAGCTGTAAACCGAGCAGACCGCAAAGGCTTATAGAACAAGGGTCATGCTGTCGAGTTGACCAGGGAGCAGCTTAGGGGGCTCTATATAGAATAAGGCTTACAGGGCGATAGAAATAATGGGCCCATCATTCACAGACCGCAAAGCCTTATAGAATCTAGAGCTGAGATTATTAAAAATAACCAGATGACCGCAGACCCTTGCACAGGCTGGGGGATGACGGGGGTAAATAGCGAAGCGAAACAGCCCAGCAGTTACAGCCACAGGATAGAAAACACTAGGAGAGATCCATAGAAGCTCTGGCACTTGCAGACTGTCCCTCTATTGCCCTAAGATCACAAACAACGCAATTCTTAATAAATACCCATATGACCAGACTCACAAGGAAGCAGATAGAAGAGGGGCTAAAGGCTACACCCATTGAGCAGATATTGCTGGGAGTTGCTGGGGCTAAACAAACGAAGCTGAGCCCTTCACAAATCAAGTTTGCAGAGCAGATGGCATTAGGAAAAACTAAGGCGGAATCATACCGCCAGAGCAGACCAAACGGACGCAAGAGCAAGGCGAAACCAGCCACAGCATCACGCAAGGGTCAGGAGCTGGCAAAGTCAGACGCAATACAGGCACAAATAGAAGCGTTTAAGGTGGCTCTGGAGGCTCAGAAATATACTACCCCTGCTCATTTGAGGGCTCTCACAATCCATAAGCTCACAGAAAAGGCACTAGACCCAGACATAGCACCAGCTCAGCAGATCAAAGCTCTGGAGCTTCTGGGTAAGATCACCGAGGTCGCACTATTCACCGAGAGGCGAGAGGTCATCCAGACCAGCAACAGCTCTGAGATGAGGGCAAAGCTTCTAAACTCTATCCGTCTGGCACTTTCTACCCAGACCGCAGAAACCATTGAGCCTAATCAGGCTGATGATCTGCTGGCTGAGCTGTCTGGTATTCATCCAGATGATGACCAGACCTCCGATTATGTAGACATTGATACGCCTCTGGCTGACCAGAACACCGATCCAGACCCCCAGAACCCTATTCAAAAGCAGAAAACAGCAACCCCACCAGACCCCGACCCCCAAAAATCGACATCTACAATAGCCAGCCCCTTGCATAGTATTCCACACATTCAATCCGCCCCTAAATCTGTAACATCCCCAGGCGTAACACCTGTTACACCTGAAAATGTAACAAATTCAACAGCTTGCGTGTCAAGTAGTAGTAACCCTATACTATCGAAGGGGGAGGGGGCATAGAAAATGGCTATCGATAAGAACATCGTTCCACGTGAAACACCCCCCCTTGATGAAAAGGGTCCCATGCTAACGCTAGACCCAGATATGTTAGAAGATCGGCTAAAGAGGATGAGCGAGAAAGACAGAAAGAAGTTATTGGATATGTTAGATAGTCATCAGGCCGTGATGTTAAAGAGATGACAGACTATCGGCCCCGCACTTCAGAAGAGCTAAAGTGTATTGAGTACATGAAGATCTTGTTAAAGATTGATACCGATGCGCTATTTCGGATTTTGCAGATTATGAAGTTGGAGATTTATAAAGAAGAAGCTAAGAAGCAAGCAGAGGTAGTGATTAAAAAAGCCATGGAGGATAAAGATGCTAAGTGAAGAATACCCAGATTTATTAAAAGCCGATGGGTTAGATGAAGCCATTATTGGCGTGGTACAAAGAATGGGCACTCAAGCTATTTGTTATGACACCGACAAAGTCATTGAGATCTTGATGCGGAATATGACCGAAGATGAGGCATGGGAGTATTTCCAATACAACATTGCGGGCGCTTGGGTTGGAGATCATACCCCATTTTTTTTAACACGGGAAAGTATGAATGAGGAAAAGTAAAGAGATGACTCCTGCCCAAAAAGAAATATTTCTGGTGATTGATTCCTATTGGAAGCTATATGGTTTTGGCCCATCGATTGATGACATTATGCGAATGACTGGCGAGAAGAGCCGTGGAAATGTAAGTAGAAAGATGTGGGCCTTAGTTGACTTAGGGGTTTGTAAGGGGGTAAAGAGAAGAGCTAGATCTATACGGCCCACCTATATAAAGGTTAGAAATCTTGAGTGATGCATTAAACCGCCTGTTAGATAACCTAAGTCCTGGTGATCACGAAGACTTGCTTGCTATAGCGCAAGGCTTTGCAGACTCAGTCATTCGGGAAAGAGGACAAAAGTCGTTTATGGAGTTTATTAAAGTCATGTGGCCTGGGTTCATTCATGGCAGGCACCATGCAGTTATGGCTAAAAAATTTGAGGAGATAGCCGATGGAAAACTTAAACGCCTTATTATTAATATGCCTCCCCGCCATACTAAGTCTGAGTTTGCCAGCTACTTATTGCCAGCCTGGTATCTTGGTAAATTCCCTAATCGAAAGATTATTCAGTGTTCTAACACCGCAGAACTAGCGGTGGGCTTTGGACGTAAAGTTAGAAACTTAGTCGATGGAGAAACCTATGCCAAGATATTCCCAAATGTCGCTTTGCGAACTGATTCCAAGGCTGCTGGTCGTTGGGCTACTAACGCCAACGGTGATTATTTTGCTATTGGTGTGGGCGGTACCGTTACTGGTAAAGGAGCAGATTTGCTCATTATTGATGACCCCCACTCGGAACAAGAGGCAGCTTTAGCCGCCTCAGACCCAAGTGTCTACGA